GATCGCGCCCGCGCTAGAGCCTGGGTAATTATGAATGTCCGCGTAAACATGGAACCGCTCAAAGAAGTTATGTTAAGAGTTTGGGCTGAAGGTTATGTAACTGGAGATGCGTTTGCAAATGAACAAGTGGCTATGGCTAGAGTTGCAGCCAAGGCTAATGATGGAAGTTATGTAGATTGGTCAAACTGGAAGCCAGGAGATCAAGCCTCTGCTTTATTACTGCGCCCACCTAAAGCATTTCAACAATTACTACAAATGCAGAGCATTACATTTAAAGATTTCAGTGATACAACCGTTAGAGATATTGGCAATGCCATTGCTGACGCTATTGAACTGGGCATGACTGCTGAAAGATCGGCTAAAAACATTGCAAGGCATGTGGCTAATCCTGCGCGAGCGCTGAGTATCGCCATCACAGAACAGAACCGCGCTATCTCCTACGCAACTATTAACCGCTTTAAAGAATCCAATATTCAGAAGATGGAATGGCAAACATCTAGCCCTTGCGATAAATGCGCACAGAACCAGGGCCAAGTTATTGAAATAGGCGGAACATTCAACTCAGGATCTACCCAACCGCCTGTTCACCCGCATTGCCGTTGCGTATTGCTACCTGTAATTCCTGATTTTGATGAATTAGATGCAACCCCAACAGGTACAACATTAGTAACTCCGCCTATTGCACCCGTATTGCCGCCAGTTGTAGCCCCAACCGTAATTGCGCCTAAGCCTGTATCTGTAAATCCAGGTTTTGCAATCTATGATGAAATGGATAGCCGACCATTCATACCTGGTCAATGGGAAGTTGTACCAAGAGAGGCTATGCGAGAAGTAGAACTATCAAACATCATACGCTCACGCACTACAACAATTGATAGAGCAAGAGCAGCCGTAATTTACGATATACATGCAAAGAAAATGGATCGGGATTTTGTTGCTAAGGGTGTTGTGTACAAGAACGGTCCTATTGAAGTTCAATTTGGTGGCGTTGGCCTTGGGGTTAAAGAAGAAATCCGCAAACAGGTAATTGAAGAAGTAGAAAAACTACAAATAAGCAATCCTAAAGACCGTGCGGTAGTCCACATCACCAAGGACAGTAAGAATAAATACGGCTGGGCATACCTAGGCCAAGAAGATCTATGGGTTACTCCTAAAATTGTTAAAGATACAGAGTTAAAAGTTGCGAGCGCTGGTAAGTTCAAGATGCCAGTAACTCCAACTACTACCCAATTCCAATACACCCTAGCCCACGAATGGGGCCACATAGTTGATAATCTTTCTCCTGGTTCTATGTCAAGACAGACCACAAGAACAACAGAAGTAATTACTAAACTCAAAAAAGAATTCCCTGATGCGTTTAAGAGCGGATACTCAGGAGAAAACAGCAAAGAATTTTATGCTGAAATGTTTACTGAGTATTACAGGACCAGTGGAGCAACAACTAACCCGCTTGTTCAGGCTATGGCTACGGAATTTGGCTGGAAGGTTCCTGGAGGGGTAGTACAACCTAAGCCTGTTCCAGTTCCTACTGCTAAAGAACCTACCAAGGCTAAGACAGTCAAGGCTAAGTACAGCAGCCAAGATGATTTTGATAGAGAAGCCATTATTGCCGTTACAAAAATTAAACCAAACGAAATGGGCATAGTAACTATTTGGAATGGTGCTACTCAGCGATATGAAGAAGCGTTTAAATACCCTGGAGATGACCGATTAAAAGCCATATTACAAGCCCAAGGATTTACTGCTAAACCTACGATATTAAGCGCACAGGAATTTGAAGTATTAGAAGGATTAGGCACACAAATTCTTCACCGTGGATTAACTCCTAGCGCAACCAAGTCAGTTGATTCAATGATTAAAGATTTCAAAGAAGGTGATATGTTTGTTGGTACAGGCGTTGTTGGTAATGGCGTTTATACAGGCACGGATCTCTCTTATGTAATTAAATATGCAGGCGGTAAACCTGAGAATGTAATGACCATGGCGTTATCTCCAAAAGCAAGAACGATTAGTGTAGATGATGCTAAAAATGAATCAAAAGTTTTTTCAACTGCTTTTTTTGACAGAGCATTTAAAAGGCCATACCAAAATCCACAAGCGGGTAGGTTTGTAGATTCATTTGGGGATTAGATGAAGAAACATTTAGGCAACTAGGCATAATTTATCAAGATCCAGGTAGATACGCGGCTTTAAATGGTTATGACGCAATCAAATATTCAGATGATGATGGAGCAGTAGTTGTAATACTAAACAGAGGGGCAGTGAGGGTAAAAGAATGATTACAGACCATGTAATAAGCATAAAGTGGGCAACAGCAATTAACAGTTTCAAGATAAACAAGATAGAAGATGTTGAAGTTCTTGATGAATTCAGGGATTGGTACACAAAGGCATCATCTATTAATGAAGTGCCGCAACCATATAGAAACTGGGTGCTAAACGGGCTGCCAGAAAAATACACAACACTAAAACCAATAAAGGAGGCGTAATTAATGAACGAACAAGAAGAAAATTGTGATCCAGTAGATTTTATAGATCCTAAAGAAGCAACATTACAGGAACTTTATTACCTGGCTGAAAGAGGTGTGCCAGAAGCAAAAGAGATAATAAAGCGTTACGATAAGGAAGTTGATATTATTATGGCTGAACAAGCAATTAAAAAATCAATGCAAGTTACATGGATAGAGGATTAAATGTCATTAGTTCACATTTCAACAACGGTTGGAACAACACCAACGCTACTTTGTACAATTCAAACAGGACTAGGTTCTGTACCAATTCAAATAAATAATCAAAATGCCCAACCAATTTTTATTGGTGACGCTTCTATCACCGCTACGGGGGCAGGTAGAGGAACACGCATAGCCTCAAATGGAAACTTTCAATTATGGGCGCATGGTGGCGATACTGTTTATGCTATTTCTGCTGCTGGAACTTCTGCGGGAGATGTATCAGTTCTTTATTCAGGTAACTAAAACTTATGGCTGAAGGTTTTGTTCCACCACAAGAAGTAAGAAACAATGCCAAGCGCGGATTAGAATTACGCAGGGAGCATGGTAGAGGCGGAACAGAAATTGGTGTTGCCCGCGCCCGTTCTTTATCAAATGGACAATCACAACCTTTAAAAACAATTAACCGTATGGTTTCTTATTTTGCTCGCCATGAGGTTGATAAGAAAGGTGAAGGCTGGGGAAAAGACAGCGCAGGTTACATTGCTTGGCTATTATGGGGTGGTGACGCTGGTAGATCTTGGGCAAACAGGATTGCAAGAGAAAACAAAAAGAAAACAACGGAGAAATCAATGATAAATGATTTAACAACAGCCTTTTTTGAGATTGTTAAGGCCGACAGAAATGATGATGGCACTTTAATGGTTTACGGCAAGGCAACAGATGATTCATTAGACATTGACCAACAAATTTGTGATCCAACTTGGCTAGATGATGCAATGCCAGAATGGTTTAAGTCAGGCGGCAATATCCGCGAACAACACAGCAATATTGCAGCAGGCGTAGCAAAAGAATATGAGAAGAAGAAAGACGGACATTACATACACGCCCTTGTTGTAGATCCAGTTTCAGTGAAGAAGGTAGATACAGGCGTACTAAAAGGTTTCTCTATTGGAATTAAAAACCCACGCGTAGTCCGCGATCAGAAAGCAGCCAACGGGCGCATAATTGCAGGCAAAATTGTTGAGGTCAGTCTTGTAGATAGGCCCGCAAATCCAAATTGCCAATTAGTCCTGGCTAAATCTGCTGAGGGTCAGAGTAATTTATTCAAAGTAGAAGAATTAATTGAGAAGGAAGAAAAGAAACCAGATTACGCAGCAGTCAATCGCGGTGGAGAAGGTTCAGAGCCAGCCGATAAAGAATTATACAACCGTGTAAAACAAGAGGCTAAAGAGAAATTTGATGTTTACCCATCTGCTTACGCAAATGCCTGGTTAGTCCGCGAATACAAGAAGCGCGGTGGAACTTACAAAAAGAAAACAAACAAGGGGGCAGATACCCTAGAATTACCTTACATAACTGAGGGAGAAGCCATGAGCAATTTAGTAGATGACATAATTGAGTTATCTAAATCTTATGCTGGTGGCGATTTACTAAAGTTTGATAGAAATACTTATGACAATGCTAGACAAGCGTTGGCACAATTAATAGCAATAGAAGCACAAGAAATGAATGAGGGAAGCAACGAAGAATCTTCTCTTACACACCTAATAGCCGCAGTCCATCACCTTTTTGCTTGGTATCAGGGTGAGGAAGCAGAAGGAGAAACAATGGAAAACGAACAAATTGAAATGGCGGCAGGTTCAAAGAAGATGAACATGCAACCAAATAAAGGCGAATCTAAAAAAGAATTTATGGGTCGCTGCAAAGAAAAAGGCATGAACGATAAAGAAGCAGCGATTTGTGCTGATAAATATTACAAAGATGCACACAAAGTTTACGGTGATGATGATGATATGGATAAGAAAAAAGAATCATCAAAATCTACTGACGCAGAATCAACAGAGCCAACAGAGGTTGCAGAAGTAACTGAAGAAGCACCTGTTGTTGAAGAAAAGAAAGAAGAAGAAGTAGTAGCAGTTGAAGAAACTCCTGCTGAACAAGTTTCTGAGGAAAAAATATCTTCAGAAGAAGTAGAAGCCATAGTGGAACAGGCAATAAAGAGCGCAACACAGTCAATTAAAACGGAGATTGCTTCTCTAGTATCCGCAAAAGAGGCGGCACTGAGCAAAGCAGTAAGTTTAGAATCTGAGTTGGCAATTGCTAAATCTCTTGCGGTGGCTGGTGGTCCAAAACGAACAGGTACATCAGTGGCTCAGTCCAATGATCTGTTTGTTAAAGCCGCTACCTACAAAGCGAAAGCACAAGCAACAACCGATCCCGTACTTGCCAAGGGTTACAAGCAATTAGCAGATGAATTTTTTGCTAAAGCAAGCAATCCAGAAGCAACTAAATAACAATCTCTGAAAGGAATAACATGTCGCTTACAGCGCCTAAAGCGGTTGATCTATTTGGTGATACAACACCAATAGAAGCCGCACAACGCATGGAAGAATTTACTTCTGAATTAGGTAAATCACTTTCTAATGCTTCAAATGTGCCTGGTCAGGCTCCAGCAGCCGATCCAATGGCACAATTAGAGGCTCTTGCAGCAAGCAAGTCATTAACAGCAGAAGCATCAGCAGGATTACAGAATGCTCTTGCCTCACAAAGACTAGCAATGCAAGATATTCAAAAAGACATCACACTTACATCACCACTTTCAACTGCTTTTGCAGCATTTGATTTGGAAGCACCTGCAAAGATGCTTACACCTCGCCCAACACCTCTACGCAATAGAATTCCGCGTAAAAAAGGTGTCGGTACTTCACACCGTGTAAAGAGAATTACTGGTTACACAGGTACAGGTACAGGTGGACAAGGACAAGTTTGGCCAGGAATCACTGAAAGCACCACAACTACATTTGGTGCAATCAATTTTGAGCGCGGTCCTAAGATTGCGTACACAGCAGATGATTTAATCCTGCCTTACAACTCATACTCACTATCAGATGCAGTTTCATTTGATGCTAACTTCTCAGGTCTTGGCTACCAAGATCTACGCCAACTATCATCAACTTCTACCCTATACGCAACAATGCTTATGGAAGAAAGAATGATGTTGATGGCTCGCGGAACAGCATCAGGTTACTCAGGCGCACTTGCGCAACCAACAATCACAAATGCTTCTCCAGCCGCAGCAACAGGTCAAACTGCTCTTGCAGCAGGAGTTTATTATGTGGCAGTAACAGCAGACGCAGGTATTTCAGGTAACGGTTTTGGTGAGTCAATCGCTTCTGCAATTGGCGCTGAAACAGTAGCCGCAGGTGATGTTCTTGAAATTACATTCCCAGCAGTTACAGGCGCACTTGGTTACAACATTTATGTTGGAACTACAACTGGTCTTGCTAACTTAAAGTACCAAGGAACAGTTAAGGGCGCATTAAAGGCAGTTATCAATGGTGCAAGCGCAACTTCACTATTGGCTAACAACTTCGCGTTCTCAACAACTGGAGCCGCAGCAACTCGCGCAACAGCAGATACATCTGCTTATGCAACAGGATATGACGGAATTCTTCCAACAGTTCTTGGTCCAAATAGCGGATTCAACAACGCAATCAACAGCACATTCTCAACTTCTAACCCAGGCGGGGAATTCCAGACTGTATTTGCTAACCTATACAGCAATGTAAAGGCTGATCCAGATATGGTATTGCTAAACGGAAATGACCGTAAGCAACTATCAGATGCAATCAAATCAGGATCAACAGCAAACTACCGTTTGGTAATCAACGATCCAGGTGAGGGTGGAACTACTTATGGTTCTATCGTTACTGGTTTGCAGAATGAAGTAACAGGTAAAGCAGTAGATCTAATGGTTCACCCTTGGTTGAACTCTGGTGTTGCTCCTGTTCTATCATTTACACTTCCAATTCCAGACACAGAGGTTTCAGATGTTTGGGCTAACTTCTTAGTACAGGATTACATGGGCATTCAATGGCCAGTAACCCAGTTTGCTTATGAGTTCAGCACATACTTCCGTGGAACATTCTTCTGCACCGCTCCAGCATGGAATGGCGCAGTTTCAGGAATCGTAACAGCGTAATGTGTTTAGAATGTGGTTGCAATCAAGTGGAAAGTACACATGGTCTAAAGACAATTAGAGATTATGCTAATGTCGCAATGCCATCAAATGTATCTACCGCACAAATAATTGAACCAACAGAAACACCTTAATTAACTAGAAATAGTGGTGCGTCATATAACGGGCGCACCACTATTTTTTTAAGGAGAGGCAATGGCAAGATATGTGGCACCTGATAAGGGTGTAAAAGAAACAGTTATTGGTAACAAAACTTATCGCCCCGACAAAGGCGGAATCTATAATGTTGAAAGTGCGGGCCATGCTCGCGCCATGAAAGCAGAAGGTTATTTTGAAGCATCATTAAATCCTTATTCTCACGGTGACCGCAAAAGAGGATTTAGTTGCGTACAATGTGGTTTTGAAGGTTGGTTTAGGAAATGCGGTAGGTGTGGTTGTGAGGATCAATCTCCTGCAAGAGATGGGGAATAAATGGCAACGGGCGTAACCGCTTTAACAGGATTTTTTGAGAATCCTTACTTAACTATTGCCGAATATAAGAACGCACCTACCTCTATTGATTTTGACAATCTTGTTGTAGGCGGAAACGCACAAGCGCAAGACGCAGAACTAAGCCGTGTAATTTTACGCGCTACTTCCTATTTAAATGAGTATTTAAACCAAGATTTAACCGCACAAAGTATTACCGAAACACAGAGAGTTAGATTCAATAATCAAGGTTATATTTCACTACACCCAAATCACAACCCAATAATTTCTTTAAGCAGTTTTGAATACGGATCTACGCCTAATAATTTAACTACTTTAACCGATCCATCAACATGTTGGTTTGAGAATCAACAAGTAATCATTCCTGTTTCAGATAGCCAACTTACTTATTCAAGCCAGGGGCCTTTAAGTTTTGGTGGGGTAGGAGCGCGAACACCTGTATTTGTAAAATATACTTATGTTGCAGGGTATGTAAATACAACAATAGTTACCGCAACAGCCACACAATCCACCTTAACCGTAACTAGCGGTGCTGGATTTATAGCAGGTCAGTCTTATCGGATCTATGACGGAGCAAGCAGTGAAACAATTACAGTTGCAAGCACATATACATTTGGTTCTACAACTATTCCTTTAACCTCAGCA